GAAGTGAACTACTTGTTTGAACTGCGAGAGACACCGTACTCGGAAGATCTCGACGAAATAGAACAGACTCGTATCAATGTGAGAATTCACTATACAAGAACAACTTTTTAAAATTGAAAGAATATGGCACAGAAAATCATGGCATGGTCAAAGTGTAAGATCGAGATCGGCTTGATCCCCGCAGAGGGAGATCCCACTCTGACTGACATCGGAACTATTCTGAACAATTCTTCGTCGCTGTCTTCCGAAGTCGGAAACACGATGCAGATGATCGCCACTGGTGGCGAAGTAGTCGCAGAGGAAGAGCAGGAAGGCACTGTTCAGCTTGTAACAACTGTTATCGAGCCTACACAGTCGCTGATGACTCTGCTTGGAATCGCTTCGTCTGATGACATCAAGACACACGTCGTTGACGGTGCTTGGAAAGTCAAGCTGACTCCAAAGAATGTTGGTGCTCGCGGTATCTCCGCACCTAACTGTTCGATCGTGTATCAGCCTGCATGGTCAGAGGAGAACGGTAATCAGGCAATCTTGACGTTCAAGTTCCACAAGACTGACGCAGGAGTCTGGTATTCGTACTTCACTAAGACTGCATCCGCACAGTCTTCTGGCGGAGGTAGCGGCACTGGCGCAGGTTGATCCGAAATCAGCGACTTTTTAATATCCATAATTTAAAACTGGGGGGCGATCTGGCAGCGACACGCACGCAGATCGCTTCCCTATTTTATTTTCTCAAAGCAATAACACAACATGGCAAACAAGAAGACAATCGAAACGAAGACAGCAGAAGCGATCCTGCAAAGCGGATCAGAGACGTTCACTGTCGCAGGACAAGACTACGAAGTCTCGAAGCCTACTGTCGCAACAGTCATCATGTGCTCTGAACTGATCTCGCAGATCCCAGAAGTCAGAGACGTAGATCCAGAGAATATCGTCTATGAAGTCCTGCGCGTCGCAAAGGACACTAAGATCATCGGACGCATCGCAGCAGTGCTCATACTCGGAGCGAAGCGCGTTCTGGAACATCGCAAAGTAACTGTCGAGAGCGTAGAGATCGATGAAACTGACTATGTAGCACAGAACATTCTTCTTGAATACAGTCCGAAAGAACTCGAAATGCTGATCACTGGAAGACTCACGAAGTTGGAGATCGGAAGTTTTTTCGGGCTTACCACTTCGCTTGCGGAAGCGAACATTCTAAAGCCAACAAAGGCAAGAAGCGAGGTGGTAGACTGAACGACTCGATCTGGGCAATGATACTCGGAGCATGCAAGAATCTCGGAGTGACACCAGACTACGTTCTGCATTCGATGACATACGAGAACATGATCATGTATGGCTTCGCTACACCTACCTACGATTCAGACGAAGACGATTGGGATGAATCTCTCGACGCTAACAATCCGAACAACTTCAAGGGTCTCGCGGAAGGTGACGTAACAAACCCATTCAAAGGAATTAGATAGTATATGAACAACGATAACGGATCAGTATCATACGCGGTCACGCTTGATCACAAGCAGATGAATCGTGACAAGCAAGATGTCGTGAACATCTTTCATGAGATCGGGCAGGAAGCACAGCAGCAGGGCGAAGTCGTAGACAACTCGTTCAACTCTGCTGCGAAGAATATCGGCAAGGCTTTCGCAGCTATCGGCATAGCAGCGACTTTGAAGGAATTCGGCACGCAGATCATGAAAGTGCGCGGAGAGTTCCAGAAGCTTGAAGTCGCATTCGAAGTCATGCTTGGCAGCGCAAAGGAAGCTGACGCTCTGATGAAGCAGTTGACGAAGACTGCTGCAACAACACCCTTCGACTTGAAGGGAGTCGCAGACGGAGCGAAGCAGCTACTTGCATACGGAACAGCAGCGAACGAAGTCAACGACATGCTGATCCGTCTCGGAAACATAGCATCTGGACTGTCAATCCCGCTTGGCGATCTTGTCATGCTGTACGGAACGACGATGACGCAAGGACGCATGTTCACGCAGGATCTTCGTCAGTTCATGGGTCGAGGAATTCCACTTGCTGACGAACTCGCGAAGCAGTTCGGAGTCGCAAAGGATCAAGTCGGGGAACTTGTCACTGCGGGCAAAGTAGGCGCAGAGGAAGTGAAGAAAGCTATCGAGTCTATGACTAACGAGGGCGGCAAGTTCTACGGACTCATGGAAATGCAGTCACAGACTATCGCAGGACAGCTTTCGAATCTGGAAGACGCAATCGACTCAATGTTCAACTCTATCGGCAAGGACACGCAGGGAATGATCAGTGCAGGAATCTCTGGTGTCGCTACGCTTGTCGAGAACTACGAGACGATCGGAAAGATCCTCATGACGCTCGTAGCAGCTTACGGATCATACAAAGCAGCTATCATGCTGCAAACTGCTGTGCAGGCAGCACACTCTGCTGTCGAAACAGAAGCAGCACTTCAAATGGCTCTCGCTGCAAAGGCAGGACACACGCTGTCTATCGAGCAAGCACGCGCAGCCGCTACATCTACACTGCTTGCAGCAGCACAGACACGTCTGAAAGCGTCTCTCTCTGGACTCGGAGCGACGCTGACGAATCCTTACGTGCTCGCAACAGCAGCTATCGTCGGCATGGTCTACGCTGTCTATAAACTCGCTACTGCTGAATCAGCGCAGGAAAAGGGAATCAAGTCAGCGAACGATCAGCTTGAACGTCAGCAGCAGCTACTTGACGAACGCAGACAGAAGATCGAGTCTCTGATCAAGACTGTGCAGGACTCGAATGCAACAGCCGTACAGCAGGCAGAAGCGTACAGAGAGTTGCAGTCGCTTGCGCCTACACTGACGGACAAGTACTCACAGCAGGAACTTGCGACACTGGAGGCAGCGAAGGCGCAGAAAGCACTCAACGAGCAGCTTGACGCAGCGAAATACGCACAGTTGCAGAAGAACATCAGCGACACGGAAGCACGCATCAAAGGACTCGAACGTCAGATGCAGACTGCGGCAGCAGCAGCGACGCAGGGCGGCAGTATGACTGCGTCAGTCATCGCGTCGCAGATCGCGAAGAACCAGTCAGCACTGGAAACGTACAAGAAGCAGCTTGCGGAGTATGAAGCAGCACGCAGACAAGCGGAGAAGGAGAATCGTCCGCTTGACGTGAAGATCTCTGACGCATCGAAGACTCTCGCTGACGCGAAAGCTGTCTTCGACAAGCTTGAAGCAGAAATGCAGTCGGAGCAAGAGAAAGTCCGCGAAAATCCGTGGTATCAGATCCCACTGCAACTGATCTTTGACTATAACAGCGCAAAGAAAGCCTACGATGATGCAGAGCGCGAGTCTAAGCGTCTGCAAGGCATGACTGCGAAGTCTCATGAGCAAGCGCAGAAAGACGCTATGACAGAGTACAACGCAGCCGTAGCAGCAGAGAAAGCTGCACGCAAGAAGTCGGAAGTCGAGTGGCAGGCTGCAAACAAGCGTCTTGACGAAGCGAAGTCTGGATTGAAGTCCGTCGGAATCGACATCGAAGCACAGCAGCGCAAAGCACAACAGCAGAAGACTAAGGCTGCGAACGACGCGAAGCAGGCTGCAAACGAAGCAGCACAGCGATACGAACAGATCCGTTCTACGCAGGAACGCATCGATCAGCTTATGCTTCAAGGCGAGCAAGATCGCAAGCAGAAGCTTCTGGATATGCAGAACGCTACTGAACAAGCTGTCATCAACGGACTTGAAGACGCAGGCGAGCGCGAGCGCAGACAGCGTGAACTGAACAATAAGTTGCAGATCGAGTCTCTGAAAAAGCAGAAGCAGGACTTCATCAACGCTACTTTGCAGGCGCAGAAGGAGATCTTCGACGCGCAGGAAGACTTGAAGAAAGCAAAGGACAAGAACTATCGCAAGCAGACGTTCAAAGGCGACGCAGGAAGCGTCGATACGTCCGCGTATGATAACTTGATCACACAGACGGAGATCGCGCAACAGAGAGAAGCCAACGAGCAAATACGCAAGTCTTGGAACGAGTACTTGCAGCAGTATGGCACTTATCAGCAGCAGCGACTTGCGATCACAGAGGAATTCACGGAAAAGATCAACACTGCACGCGCTATTGGCGACGAAGCAGCAGCACGCATGGCAGAGGAACAGCAGAACGAACGTCTTGCACAGCTTGAACAGAAGTTCGGACTTGCTGCACAGTCTATGGCAGATCTGTTCGCTGACACTTCCAGAAAGTCTGTCTCGGAGATCGACAAGATCATCAAGAAGTACGAGACGCTGATCAACTTCATGGAAGGAAAGAACGGCAAGATCATGGACGCTTCTGGAAACGCTCTAAGCACGTCCGACAAAGTGATCTCGCAAGCTGATCTGAAATCTCTCGGCTTCACTGATGACGAAATCAAGAAGATTCAAGACGGATCGATCTCTATCAAGGAAGTCACAGAGCGCATCCGCGAACTGAAAAACGTTCTGAAAGACAAGTCAGCTTTCCAGTCGTTCAAGTCGAATCTGAATGAGACTTTCAATCAGTTCAAGAAAGCTAAGAGCGTAGGCGACTACGGCAACGCGATCACATCGCTTGCAGGCGACATCAACTCTTTCCTGCCTTCTCTGAAAGATTTCAGTTCAAGTCTCGGAACGATCTTCGGCTTCGATGACTCTAAGCTTCAAGGAGTCATGGACGGACTCGGAGGTATCGCAACAGCAGGCGCGGGAGTCGGACAGATGATGTCTGGCGACATCGTAGGCGGTGCAATGTCAGCCGTTCAAGGTATCGGACAAGTCGTTGACGCTCTCGACGGACTCTTTGGCGCGGATTATTCGCAGTACAATGCAATGGTCGAGGAATACAACGGACTGATCGATGTCTGGGATATTCTTATCGATCGCAAGACTGAATACTTGAAGATCTCTTACGGATCAGAGATTCAAGCTGTCGGAAAAGAAGCACTCTCTCTGATAGACAAGGAGATTGAAGCATATCGCACACTCGGAAAAGAGCGTCTGAACTCTGGCGCATCTATGGGATCTCACTCTATCGGTGTGCGCATCCGCAACGGAATGTCATACGAAGGTTGGCAGGAACTTCGCAAAGCAGCGCGTGAAGCAGGATTCAGCTACGAGGAAGTCGCAGACGGACGTATGACTGGACTGTTTGATCTCTCTATCGAACAGTTGAAGAAGTTGCAGGAAACTGCACCCACTTTCTGGGCGAAGCTTGACGGAGACGTTCGTGACTATCTGAACAAGATCATCGAAGGATCTGCACGTATCGAAGACATGCAGAACGCTATACGCGAACAGCAGACAGCAACGACTTTCGACACGATCTATGACAACTTCGTCAGCATGCTTATGGATATGGAAACGAAGACAGATGACTTCTCAAAAGATGTCTCGAAGATGTTCATGAAAGCTATGCTGTCGAACGAGATCGGAAAGCTGTACTCTGAAAAGCTGAAATCTTGGTACGAGACGTTTGCTGCTAACATGTCAGACGGAACACTCTCTGACACGGAGCGCACAGCGTTGCAGACAGAATACGAAGGATATGTCAAGGAAGCAATACGCATCCGCGACGAACTCGCACGCGTGACTGGATATGACAGCAGCAGTTCTGACAGTCAGGAAGCTTCACGCGGTGGCTACGAGACCGTCAGCGAGGAAACTGGCACTGCACTACTCGGACGTGAGACATCACAGCTTATGCAGACAACGCGTCTTGCAGACTTCGTGATCGATCAGATCCCAGTGATCGCACAGAATCAGTCGCTCACAATGTCGCTTCTGGAAGCAACGAACGAGTTTATCTTCAACTGTCAGACTTATCTTGAAAACATATCGCGCAACTCTAACAGTCTGCCGCGAATAGAGAGCGATCTAAGCAAGATCAAACGTATCGTCGAACAAAACTCATAAATAGCTATGATAGGAGCATTTGAAATCAACGGAGTGAACTCATATACGCAGTTCGGGATCTATCTCGATCAGAAGTCTCTGACAGCACTTCTGACACCGCTTGCTGTGAAGAAGCCGATCGAGAATGAGAGCGTCATCGCTGACGGAAAAGAAGTGTTCTACGACGAAGATCCGAAAGTCGAGTCACGCACGATCCAGTTGACGCTGAACATGACAGCAGCGAGTGAAGCGGACTTCCTTACGAAGTACGACGCTTTCTGTGCAGAACTGGAAAAGCAGAAGATCGTCATCAAGATCACTGATCCTAAGACAGTGTACTTCCGCTTCGTATATCATGACTGCAAGCAGTTCCAGACATTCTTCAAGCGCAATGCGAAGTTCGCGCTGACTCTGGAAGAACCGAATCCAAAGAACAGAGCGCAGACGGACATCACACAATCTAACAATAACAGCTAAAGACTATGTCAAGGATCAAGATCTACAATACGTCTGATGAAGAAGTCTTCGACGTGCTTCTGAACGAGAACTGCGAGCACACAGAAGAACTGATGAAGCGTGACGATATAACGCTGTCATTCGTCTACGGCTCGCTTGTACGTCTTCCGCAAGGATCGTACATCAGAGTCGATAATGAGCGTTACACGCTTGCAGATCCGTACACACCAGATCAGACTGATGACAAGCGATTCAAATATGAGCCAGTCTTCAAGTCCAGAGCAATGCTGTGGGATCGTCAGCCCTTCTTCTGGTACACTTTCAGCGCACAAAACGTCATCCAGTCAAAGGAATTCGACTGGTCTCTCACAGCGCGTCCAGTGGACTTTCTCGTAGCTGTCTGCAACAGCATACTCTATGAGACTGGCGAGATCTGGCACGCGAATATCGCAGACAACATCGTGAACAAGTACGTCGATCTGACATTCAGCAATGTGACGATCATGTCTGGACTGAATATGATCGCGGAAGCTTTTGAAACAGAGTGGCACGCAGATCTAAAATCGAACACGATCTACTTCGGTAAGGCGCAGTTCGATGCAGATCTCACTGGCTACTACGACGATCTCACGCTTGAAGTCTCAAAGAACATCAATCATCCGAACGTCCAGAACACGCGTGACAAGTACTACACGCGCTTCTACGCTTACGGATCATCGCGCAATATCACGCAGGACTACAACGGTGCTGCGACAAACAGCAGCGTTACGAAGCACTTGACGCTCGATCCAGACATCTATCCGCAAGGATATAAAGACATCAGCGGACACTTCGACGCTGTCACTGGCGAATTCGTCTCTGATCTTGCGCGTGGCGAAGTCTTTCCTATCAGCATAGTCTTCGAAGACATCTATCCGCGTTCTGCACTCTCGATCTCCAACGTTCGAAGCAGACTGATGTATCGTCTTGACGAAGACGGAAACAAGATCCAGATCGGAGAAGACGAACAGCACAACCCAATCTATGAGACATACGCAATCTGGTACTTCCAGATCGCGAACTTCAATATGTCTACTGATCTGATCATCGCAGGACTGACGCTTTCCGTTCACTTCAACAGCGGAAATCTTCTTGATCGCGAGTTCGAACTTGCATGGCACGAACACGCAGAGACAGTTGACAGCGTCTCTGGCGACTTTCATGTTCTTGCAGGCGACTACGAGATCATCTTTGTTGAACAGAATGGGGCGATCATTCCTGCGAAACAGTATCTTGTACCGACGAACGGAGACAGTGTCACGCTGTTCAATATCAAGATGCCTGCTGAATACGTCAAGTCATCGCAGGCAGAACTTGCAGACACGCTTGACGTGGAGATCGCGAAGATGCTTCTGGATCTGAACAACTACACGTTCAACTCGAACGCTGTGCAGTTCAAGAAAGACTCTCTGATCCTGCATGTCGGACAAGCTGTGACGTACAAAAATCGCGCTTACAGCTACGACACACGCGTCTTGTCAGTGAAGACGAATCTCGCTATTCCTTACAAGCAGGAAATCAAGATCGGAGAAGACCGCATAGCAGGGTCAACGACAACGCTACGCGAGGAAGTGAAGCTTGTCACTGACGCGCTCGGACAACTGACATACGTTGTCAACAGCAACAGCGCAGGCGCACTCACATCAGCAAAGGCACGTCGCATGTTCTTGCGCAAGGACGCAGACGATACGGCAGCAGGCGCGATCACTTTCGAGAAGCAGTCCAGACACATTCAAGGAGCACAGTTCGGGCAGAACTTCGTCGCAGGCATCGTCGGTGGCATCGGTGGACGCATCACTGGCGACGCTGACGCAGAGTTGAAGTCTCTGATCCTTCGCGAGTTCTTGGAA